ATGAAGGGCATGAACAAAACCGAAATACCGCTCGATCCGACCCTGCGCTGGGAATGGATCAAATACCAACTCCGAGCACGGGGCACCTCCCTGGCACAACTCTCCCGTGAGCTGGGCGTCTCGGATACCGCGGTAAAGAACGCCAAGCGCACTGCCTACCCGCGTATGGAACGCGCCATTGCTGCAGCACTCGGCTTGAAGCCGTCCGACCTCTGGCCCGAGCGCTGGAACCCCAATGGCACGCCTCGCCGTATTCGCCGCCGCCGCGCGGAAAACAACGCAACGTATGGCCAAAAGCATACAGCAGCTTATGACCTTGAACACGTTAAAGCCGTCACCGGACGAGGTGGTCGCCATGCGTAATTGGTTTACCGCCCAAGAGCTCGCCGGCCTCCCCGGTCTGCCCTCCACCGTCCGGGCAATCCAGCTCAAGGCCCAACGTGATCGCTGGGAAGGCCAGCGCCGCCTCGGCAGCAAGGCTATCGAATACGCCTTCGCGGTCCTGCCGCCTGAAACCCAGGCCGCCCTGCTCGCCGCCCAGGTCAACGACCCTGCCGCCAAGGCACCCGAGGCACCGCCTGCGCCCGTAGCGAAACCGCAACAGCGTGACACCATTTCAGCGTCACGCCTGAGCGATTCGCAGCGCTCCGTAATGACGGCGCGCCTGGCTTTCGTGCGTGAAATTGAGCGCATGAGCCAGCTGGTCACTCAGCAGCGCGCCATCGAAACACTGGTGAGCCTGGCCAGGACTGGCGAACTCAGTCCCTATCTGGAAGAGCGCGTCAGCCGCGCCAACGACCGCAAGACCGAAGACCGCAGTCTTTCCGAGCGCACCCTCAAGCGCTGGCTGTCGGACTACCGCAAACACGGTGAAACCGCCCTCGCACCTGCTCGGCGGCAGAAGGACATGGGCGTCCCGGATTGGGCCGCCGACTTCCTGCGCTGCTTCCAACGGCCGACCAAGCCCAGCGTCGAAGCCGCCTATGCCGAGTTCGCCGGCAAGTGCCAGGGCGAGCGCCCGAGCATCCACCAGGTGCGTCGCTTCCTGAACAAGCTGAGCCCGGAGGCCCGCGAAACGGGCCGCCGCACACCGCAGGAACTCAAAGCGCTGCAGCCGTTCAAGCGCCGCAGCACGCAGAACCTGCTGCCGGGCGACGTCTACACGGCCGACGGCCACAAGTTCGACGCCGAGGTGCTCAACCCGCGCACCGGCAAGCCGTACCGCCCGGAGACCACCACGGTCATCGACGTAGCTACCCGGCGCATCCTCGGCATCAGCGTGGGCGAGGCCGAATCGACCATCGGCGTCATGGACGCCCTGCGCGACGCCGTGCAGCGCGGCGGCATGTTCGCCATCTTCTACGTCGACAACGGCTCGGGTTTCGCCAACGACACCGTCCGCGAAGTGGTCGATCGTCTCGGCGGCACCATGACCCACGCCCTGCCCTACAACAGCCAGGCGCGCGGCCTGATCGAGCGCGCCCACCAGACCGTATGGGTCAACGCCGCCAAGAAGCTGCCGAGCTACATCGGCGCCGACATGGACAAGCACGCCGGCACCAAGGTGCACCGACTCAGCCGCAAGCAGCTGCGCGAAACAGGCAGCACCCGGCTGATCCCCGCCTTCGGCGAGTTCATGGCCGGCGTCGAGTACGAAATCGAGACCTACAACAACCGCCCGCACCGCGGCCTGCCCAAGGTGCGCGACCCGCACACCGGCAAGCTGCGCCACCAGAGCCCGAACGAGGCCTGGGAAGCCGCCCGTGCTGGCGGCTGGGAACCCCTGCTGGCCCCGGCCGAACTGGTCCACGACCTGTTCCGACCGCAAGTCATCCGCAAGACCGTGCGCGGCGAGATCGCCTGGGCCAACCAGCGCTACTTCCTCGGCGAACTGCGAGAACTGCACGGCCAAGAGGTCCGCATCGCCTACGACGTGCGCGACGCCTCGCGCATCTGGGTTCGCACCCTGGAGGGCGAGCTGCTCGGCGAAGCCCTGGTCGACGGCAATGCCAGCGACTACATGCCAAAGCCACTTATCGAGCAGGCCTACGAAAAGCGCGAACAGGGCCAGATGGCCCGCGCCCTGGACAAGCTCGAAACCCTTACAGGCAAGCGCGTCGAGCTGCTGGCGCCGAGCAGCGCGCCGAGCGCCCAGCTCAGCCATGAAGAAATGGCCGCAGCCCGCCAGCACGCGGCCCAGCAGATCGAGCAGCTGAGCACCTTCCAGCTACCCGGCGACAGCGTCGCCCGCTACCGCCTGTGGAAGCAACTCGACGCCCGCGTGCGCGACGGCGGCGAGCCGCTGAGCGAGCACGAAGCGCGCTGGCATGCCCATTACCCAAGCCGCAGCGAGTTCACCTCGATGCGCGATTTGTTCGACGCGGACCAGAGCCAACAGGTCCAGGCGTAACCCACCGGCCTCGGGGGAGGCCAACAAGGAGAGCAGTAAATGAGTGTGACCAAGATCGTACCGCTGACGAACGTCGGCCTTCTGACCAGCGCCATCGAGCGCGCCCAGGCACGCCCGCTGGGTCTGCCGGGGCTGATCGCCATGTACGGCCCCAGCGGCCTGGGCAAGTCGGTCGGCGCCGCCTGGGCGGCCAACCGCTACCGGGCCTACTACGTCGAGTGCCGCGATACCTGGACCAAGAAGGCCTTTCTGCTGGCCGTGCTGCGTGAGATGGCCATCACCCCGGCGCGCAACATGTCGGAGATGGTCGACCAGGTGGCCGAGCAACTGTCGCGCAGCGGCCGCCCGCTGATCGTCGACGACGTCCAGTACCTGCTGGACAAGGCCGCCGCCAACATCCTCACCGACATCTACAACGCCAGCCAGGGCACCCTGGTGCTGATCGGCGAAGAGCGCGTGCCGGCCAGCCTGGCCAAGCTGGAACGCCTACACAACCGCGTGCTGGAGTGGGTGCCAGCCCAGCCGGCCACCCTGGAGGACATGCAGACCCTGGCCCGCTCCAGCTACCCGGAACTGGCGCTGAGCGACGACCTGCTCGAAGACCTTCGCGATGCCGTTCGGGGCTGCCTGCGCCGCGTCGCGGTCAACCTCTACCGCATCCAGGGCGAGGCCGAAGCCATCGGCCTGCAGGCGGTCAACCTGGCGCAGTGGAAGCAACTCGGCCGCGCCTGGTTCACCGGCGAAGCCCCGGCCCGGAAGCGTGGCTAATGGCAGTCGGTCGTAGGCCAATCAATCTGGAAATGAACGGCCTCAAAGACAATCGGCAGCGGATATGGGAAGTCCTGCGCGCCGAAAAGCGTGATTTCACCGCGCAACACATCGCCTGGATGGTCGACCTCGATCTGGAGACCGTCCGCTATCACCTCAACGCATTGAAACGTGCCGGCTACATCGAAGCCGTCAGTACCAAACCGCTGCGCGGTGCCGAACAGTTCCTGCGCCTGGTGAAGGACTGTGGCGTCGAAGCTCCGTCCGTCACCCGCAAGGGCACGCCGCGGCTCAGCGGTCTCGGGACAGAAGCCATGTGGCGAACCCTGCGCATCCTCGGCGAGATCAGCGCGGAGGAACTGGCAGAGCAGGCGTCAGCCTCGGTGCCAACCAGCCCGAAGACGGCCTACGCCTACCTGCTCTGGTTGCAGCGCGCGGGCTACGTGACCGCCATCGCGCCGGGCAAGAGCGGGCCCAACGGCAAGTGCGCGCGCTACCGCCTGCTGCCCGGCAAATACACCGGCCCCAAGCCGCCGATGGTGCAGCGCAACGGCCAGCTGTTCGACGCCAACCTGGGCGAAGTCGTCTACATCCACCTGCCGAAGGCCAACCCGATGGAGGGTGCCCGCGTATGAGCCAGCCAACCGAACGCCTCAGCGCCTGGGGCGCCGAGCCTCCCCTGTGGGTGCGCCTGCTCGATGCCGAGGTGCAGCGCACCAACATCACCGCCGCCGCCAAGCGCATCGGCATGAACCGCGCCACCGTCAGCACCGTGCTGCGCAACTGCTATCCGTCGCTCAGCACGGCCGGCGTGGAGCGCCGCGTGATGGACGCCCTGGGCCGGCTCGACTGCCCGGCCCAGGGCGCGGTCGTCACCGTCGTCGAGTGCCAAGCATTCCGCGAAAAGCCGGCCCCCACCCACAACCCACTGGCCATGCAGCACTGGAAAGCCTGCCAGCACTGCCCGCACAACCCCAGCTGCCACGCGCAGGAGAGCCGCCATGCAGACCGCCGCTGAACGCACCCTCAAGGTCCTGACTCCGGCCCTGGCCGGCCGCCTGCAGAGCTTCAACGAAGCCGCCCGCGCCCTGCGCCGCATGGAGGTGCGCCTGCACCACTTCGACCCCACCGGCCACCGCCTGACCATCGACCCGGACGATGCCCGGCGCCTGCTCAAGCACCAGGTGCTGCAGGGCTTTACCCGCTCGGCCAGCGCCGGCAGCACCAAGTACACCGCCCTGTTCATGGGCGTCACCCTCGAATGGCGCGAAGCCATCAGCTACAGCCGCCCCGAAGAATGGGCCACCCGACACTAAGGAGTACCCGCATGACCGCTCAAATGATCCCCGCCGGCTACCGGCAAGACGCCCAGGGCCGCCTGGTACACGAAAGCATGATCAAGCCCCTCGACATGGAGCGCGACCGCCTGGTGCGGCACCTGGTCGATCGCGCCGGCGAACTCAGCGCCGAGCTGCGCGACTTCAAGGAAGCCGCCTTCGGCGACATCAAGGCCTTCATCGAGATGAGCTTCGAGGAATACGGCGCCCGCGTCGGCGGCAAGAAGGGCAACGTCACCCTGCTCAGCTTCGACGGCCGCTACAAGATCCAGCTCGCCGTGCAGGAAAGCATCGTCCTGGACGAACGCCTGCAGGCGGCCCGCGCGCTGATCGACGAATGCCTGCGCGACTGGACCGAAGGCGCCCGCCCCGAGGTCGTCACCCTGGTCAACGACGCCTTCCGCACCGACACCAAGGGCGAGATCCGCACCGCCCGCGTTCTGGCCCTGCGCCGCCTGGAGATCGGCGACGGCCGCTGGCAACGCGCAATGAAGGCCATCGGCGAAGCCTGCCAGGTGGTCGGCTCCAAGGAGTACATCCGCGTCTACGAGCGGGACGGCGACAGCGACCAGTACCGCCCTATCAGCCTCGACATCGCGGGGGTGTGACATGCACGCCCGCATCGTCTGCGCGCTGCCCGCGCGCTCGCCGGAGCTGGAGGCCGAAAGCCGCCGGATCGCCGCCGCGACCGAGGCCTTCCTCGCCCGCGGCGGCGAGATCGAGCAGGTCGGCGCCAAGATGCTCGACGGCCCCGAGCCGTTCGTCATCAACCCGCGCCGCACGCCGGTCTATGCCCATCTGTTCGAGCAGGCCGAGCCGACGCCAGCGCCTGCCGTGCCGCAGCCGGTCGCCACACCGCAGCCGGTCGGGCGCATCGCCCAGCCGGCACCGACAACGCCCAGCCCGGTGGCACTGATCCGCGCCTGGGCCCTGCTCGGCCGCACCCCGAAGGACATGGCCGAGCGCCTGAACATCACCGAAAAACACCTGCGCCAGCTTTGCCGTCAGCACGGCATCGCCTGCCGCCAACGCTAGGAGGCCCCATGGCCGAGTACACCATCACCATCAAAGACGAAGGCGACGGCCTCTCCATCGCCATGGCCGGGCCTGCAGGCAGCGACAGCAAGGCCGCCCAGCTCGCCCAAGGCCTGTTCGGCATTCTGCCGGGCGTGATCTCGACGATCGCCCAGCGCAAGGCAAAACCCTGCGACTGCGAGCAATGCAAGGCCGCGCGCGGCGAACACCCCACCTCCAACAAGACCATCCACTGAGAAGGAGCAACCCCATGACCGTCACCAAGAAAGAGCTGATCGACACCATCACCCAGGAACTCGGCGCCACCGGCACGCCGATCAGCAAGACCCAGGTCGCCGCCGTCCTGGAACAGTTCGGCGCCGTTGCCACGCGCGCCTTCAAGCGCGGCTTCGACATACCGCTGCCAGGCCTGGGCAAGCTCAAGCCCTCTGAACGGGCCGCCCGCAATGGCCGCAATCCGTCCACCGGGCAGCCGATGCAGGTGCCGGCCAAGCGGCTGATCAAGTTCGTCGAGGCGAAGGTCTTGAGCGAAACCCTCAACTCCTAAGCGAAACCGCCCCGGCCTGTCCCGGGGCGGTCTGCTGGTCGTGGTGGCCCGGTACTGATGAGCGGCCGAGGAGAGCTGGTCCTAGCATGGCCAAGACAATAGATGGCCAATTAATGGCAGAATCCATTCTTCCAAGAGCAACTATGGTGTGGTGCCAATGAGGAAGGGAATTAACGCAGCTTGCTTTGCATTAGCGGCCATGGTGGTCCCGACCATTTCATCCGCCGCGGGGCTCGCTCCAGGCGTCCTCGATGCGAGATGGCTGGTCAAAAACTGCGGATCTGTACCTAAAGGAAGTAGCCAACCTACAAACATCGGAACGGCCGCAGAAGCTGGTTCCTGCGTGGGTTACTTGGGAGGGCTTGCTGAAACAGCGCCCTTGCTTAATCAAGCCTTACCAGGCAACGCCCGTTTCTGCACCCGAGGCCAGGTAAATGCCGCTGAGCTAGCACATATAGTGCTGGATTACATCGGTAGGCATCCCCGAGTGATAAGCGATCCACGTTTGGTTGTATCCCTAGCCGCATTGGCTGAGAAATACCCCTGTCGATAACTCGCGGAACCTCGCCAGTTGCGCAGATGGATGAGTGGATCAATCTGTGAGCCTCGCCAAGATCCATATCGCCAAGGCCCAGCTCGGCCTGGACGATGACACCTACCGCGCACTGCTGGCGCGGGTGGCCGGGGTGCACTCGGCCAAGGACCTCAACCGCCGCCAGGTCGGGCTGGTCATCGCCGAGTTCCAGCGCCTGGGCTGGCAGCCCGCCCCCGCGAGCAAGGCCGGGCGGCAGCCCAAGCCAACGCCCGATCGCAAGGCGCTGATCGGCAAGATCGAGGCCTTCCTGGCCGAGGCCGAGCGGCCTTGGGCCTATGCCGATGCGATGGCCTTGCGAATGTTCAAGGTCGAGCGGGTAGAATGGCTAGATAGTGGCCAGTTGCAACGCCTGGTCGCCGCCTTCGCATACGATGCCGAACGCCACGGGAGACCGACCTAGCCATGCAACTCGACCAGGTGAAAGCCCTACTGCCCCGGCAGATTCAGGAGCTAGCCGAGGCCATCGGCCTGCCGGCGACCCAACGCCTGGTCGAAGAACTCGGCGGTACCACTTGGACGGTCGCCAAGGGCGTGCGCCGCCTCGGCGTGATCCGCCACGCGGCCCTGGTCGAAGTCATCGGCGAGCGCGCCGCCAATATCATGGTCGAGCGCTGGGCCAACGTGCCGCTCTACATCCCCCGCTGTTCCGCCGCCCTGCGCCGCCTGCGCGATCTGGAGATCAACCGCCAGTTCGAACAAGGCGTACGCGAAGGCATCAGCGCCAACACCTTGGTCGCCGAGCTGGCCCGCAGCAACGGGCTGTCGGATCGGCGGGTATGGGAGATCCTCAAGCAGCCCGGCCCTGATGCAACTGGCGACCTGTTTCACTGACAGACCAAGACTCTCGAAGCCCCGTTAGCGGGGCTTTTCACATATGGAGGTGTACATGAAAAAGTCCGTAGTTCTTGCTGTCGCGCTTCTTGTGCCTGCACTAGCCTCAGCCGAAATCGAAAGCGTCTACACCGACGCCGAGGCCGCCGTCAAGGCCAAGGAACTACTCCAGGCAGCCAAGGATCTGCGCAACGAAGTCACCGAACTCTGCGTCGCGCGCGCTGTACCAAAGCTCCATCAAGCAGCCAAGCATGCCGATGCAGCAATTGAGCAGTGGCCAGACGACCATCTGAAGTATCGCGCGCTGTTCCCCTACAGCGACTGCCGGCAGGCGATGATCGACGTACAGGCCTATGCGACCACTTGCGCTGTGGGAGGCTACAAAGGCGAGGCGGCAAAGTATGACCAGAGGCGCTGGCAAGAAGACTCGGCGGCATGCGAAGCAGCCATAGCCAACCCCGACCTTTCACTCAAAGACTTCTGAGCAAAGCCCCGCCCAAGCGGGGCTTTCCGTTTTGAAAGGGGTCAGCAGCTACCATAGAATCGGAGTTCAGCAAGCCCAAAAAATTTCCGCTCGGGCTTGTTGGGTCTTGGAAAAGTGTCGTTATCCTCGGGTATGCCATGTGGCAATCACTTAAGGAAGTCCGCTTATGCTAAGCCCTGCCGCAGAATGCGCCATGTCGCGCATCAGCACCCTGACCCGCTGTCTGGATGCCGTGGGCGATTTGATGATCCCCGAGCAAGACCTGAGCGTCGTCGACCGAGACGGCGTAGCCTGTCTCATCGCATTTCTTGCCAAGGAATACGAAGTCGCTCAGCGAACCTTCAGGCAGGCCATGCAGCCGCAATGAAGTGAAAAGCCCCGCTCCATGCGGGGCTCTTTGTATCTACTGAACCCCCTCAGAATCCCCTGATATCCAGCCGCCACGGAACATGGCGGCATGGATATCGAAGCCCCCAAGCGCCCCCTGCGCCACGCCCGCGACTACGCCCAGGCCATCGTCGATGCCTACCCGGACGTCGCCCGCCAGCGTGAGATCTTCGCCCGCTGCCCGATCGAACTCCGGCCCATCGCGCGGACCATGGCCAAGGACGGCATCGCCCGCATCGAGGCGCGCCGCAATGCCGTCAAGGCGCACCGTGAGCTGCACCGCAAGGCAGCCGCCGCCGACCCGGCGCCGCTGAAGCCGACCCGCCGCATATCCGAACTCAAGCAATCCGCCCCCGAGGTCGGCCGCGCGCGCCTGGCCGAGCTGCGGGCGGCCATCGGCCACAAGGAGTCCGCATGAACCGCCCGAGCCCCCGCGGCATCCGCAACTACAACCCCGGCAACATCGAGCGCAACGGCACCCGCTGGCAGGGCATGGCGCTGGACCAGTCGGGCGACGCCCGCTTCATCGTCTTCAGCCATCCGGTGTGGGGCATCCGCGCCATTGCCCGCACGCTTATCACCTACCAGGACGCCCGCCGCGCCCGCGATGGCAGCCGCATCGACAGCGTGCGCGAGATCATCGAACGCTGGGCGCCGGCGCACGAGAACGACACCGCCGCCTATGCCAAACAGGTCGCCAAGGCGCTCGGCATCGGCCCCGGCGACGAGACGGTCGACGTCTACGACTACCCCACCATGCGTGCCCTGGTGCAGGCCATCGTCCGCCATGAAAACGGCCCCGGCCCGTTGCCCGGCGGCCACTGGTATGGCGACAAGCTGATCGCCGAAGGCCTCGCCCTGGCCGGCATCCTGGAGGGCGTGCGCCATGGCTGAGTGCAAGCACTGGAGCCGCAGCCGCACGCTGTGGGTCAACGCCATCGCGGCCGGCCTGGTCGCCCTGGAGGCCGGCACCGGCCTGCTGCAGCCGCACCTGCCGGTCAGCCTGTACACCGCGGTGGCCGTCGGCCTGCCGGTGATCAACGCGGTGCTGCGGGTGATGACGCACCAGGCGGTGCGCGCATGATCGCCCGCCTGCTGCGCTTGCTGGACGGCCTCTTTGGCACGCCGCGGCTGTGGGTGCCCAGCTGCCGCTATCTCGTGCCCTTTCCGCCGGAGCGGCCGGGCAAGTCCGGCGTCGCCGCGGCGCGCCGTGCCGCCCGCAAGGCCCGCCGCCAGCGGAGGGCGCGCCATGTTTGAGCGCCTCACCAGCCTGCCGACCGGCGTGCTGCTCGCCCTGCTCGGCTGCCTCATCTGCGGTGCCGCTGGCGGCGGTATCGGCTACGGCTTCGGCTATCGCTACGCCGAGGCGCTGGGCAACACCGCCCTGCAGAACGAACGCACCACCCAGGCGCAGCAGGCGCTTGCCGCCGAACAGCAGGCCCGCATCGAGCTGCAGCAGCAGGTCACCCGCGCCAATGCGGCCGAGGCGCAGCTGCTGGCCGACCAGGCCACCCACGCCAAGCAAGTCACCGAACTGGAGGGCCGCATCGCCCATGTCTCCGCTCAATACCGCCGCACGCCCGATCACGCACCTGAGCCTGTGCCTCATTGCGTGTTCACTGTTGGCTGGCTGCGCGACTACAACGCCGCCCTCGGCGTGCCCGGCGCCCTGGCGGGCCCCGTTGCCAGCCGCTACGGCACAGCCCCCTTCGCCGCCCCCGGCACTGACGCCGAACTACTCGAAAGCGGCGTCAGCCCCGCCGACATCCTCGCCCACGCCCAGGACTACGGCCGCTGGGCCCGTGGCCTCGCCAGCCAGGTAACCGCCCTGCTCACCCTCCGCAAGGACGCCACCCCATGATGCTCCAGATGGAACTCAGCCAGCTGATCGGCTGGGCCGCCGCCCTGCTCAGCCTGTTCGCCACCGTCGTCACCGCCCTGGTCAAGCTGCTGCTGGCCCAGTTCGAGAAGCGCCTGGCCGATCGCTTCGCCGCCCAGGACGCCGCTCGCCAGAGCGCCAGCCGCCATTGGGAAGAGAGCTTCGCCAAATTGCTCGACCGCCAGGACAAGGAGGCCGAGACGGTCAAGCAGCTGGAGCGCGCCCTGATGCGCTTCCAGGCCGACCTGCCGCTGGAGTACGTGCGCCGCGAAGACTTCGTGCGCAGCCAGTCGGTGATCGAAGCCAAGCTCGACGGCCTGGCCCTCAAGTTCGAAAACGTCCTGCTCAAAGGAGCGCGCCATGATTGATGCCGACAAGGCCCGCCGGGAAACCCTGCGCTGGTACATCCTGCTGACCCTGAACAAATCCCGCCCGGTAGACCCGCACGAGGCCGTGGTGCTGGCCACCATCCAGGGCATCTACCCCGACGCCACCGCCCTGGAGCTGCGCCGCGAGCTGGACTACCTGGCCGACCGGAGCCTGGTCACCCTGAAGAAGGAGCCTTCCGGCGTGTGGATCTGCGGTCTGACGCACTACGGCGTGGACATCGCCGAGTACACCGTCGAATGCCGCCCCGGCATCGCCCGCCCGGAAAAGTACTGGAGCGCCTGACATGCCCCCGCGCAGCAAGGTCGCCACGCTCCCGGCCGAGGTCAAGGCCTGGCTCGACCAGGCCCTGGCCGAGAACAACTTCAGCGACTACGAGGCCCTGGCACAGGAGCTGACCGAGCGCGGCTACGCCATCAGCAAGTCGGCGCTGCACCGGTACGGGCAGAACTTCGAGGAGCGCCTCTCGGCACTGAAGATGGCCAGCGAGCAGGCCCGCGCCGTGGTCGCCGCTGCGCCGGATGAGGAAGGTGCCGTCAACGAAGCGCTGATGCGCCTCGTCCAGGAGCACCTGTTCAAGCTGCTGATGACCGAGGGCGACCAGATCGACCTGCCGAAGGTCGCCAAGGCCGTGGCCGAGCTGGGCAAGGCCAGCATCGCGCAGAAGAAGTGGCAGGCCGAGGTGCGCGCCAAGGCCGAAGCGGCTGCCACCGAGGTGGAGAAGATCGCCAAGAAGGGCGGCCTCGATGCCGAGACCGTCGCCGAGATCCGCCGGGAGATTCTGGGGGTGGCGGGGTGAGCTGGTTACCGTATCGGTACGCCGAGGCTATACCCACAAACGGGGCAGAGCCACTTGGTCCAATGGCCTGCGGGCTGCTTCTGCGACTTAAGAAAGGAGCGTGTGCCCTGCTCGAAGCAGGTTGGGCAGCAGTAATGCGGAATTTCTACATCGTGAAACTCTGGCCTCAACGACCATGCGTGGCCGTTCCCCAGCTCCTGCAGTACATACCGCTCTTTGAAAGAGTTCTTTTCAAGTTGAGTTTCCAGCTGGCGAACCTTTTCCAACAGCGTCATTTGCTCCGCCTGGGCTATAAACATCTGCTGTTGGAGCTGAAGCATCACTGCGTTGAGCTCAAAAGCCTTGGCCTGCACAGCTGCATCCGTCTTCATATCCACCAAGAGCTTGGTGATGTCAGTCGCGGCCTTGGTGCTAGCCAGCACCCCTGCTACCCAATCCAGCATTCCCCTGCTCCTTCGCATGTTATTTGGCACCGCGAGCCTACCACCGCGAGGCTCGCCGCATGAATATGCCACCAGTCCTGGACAACACCGCCGCCCTCGACATCCCCGCCGTCCTGCTCGCCTACCAGAAGAACTGGATCGGCCTGCGCGCCCCGCTCAAGGTTGGCGAGAAGTCGCGCCGTATTGGTCTGACCTGGGCCGAGGCTGCGGATAACGTCCTGGTCGCCGCCTCGGCGCGCAGCGCGGGCGGCCAGACCGTTTACTACCTGGGCTACAACCAGGACATGACGGTCGAATATATCCAGGCCTGCGCCATGTGGGCGCGCGCCTTCAACTACGCCGCCAGCGAGATCGAGGAAGGCATCTGGCCCGACGAGGACCCGGACAAGCACATCAAGACCTTCACCATCAGCTTCCCGTCCGGCTTTCGCATCGTCGCGCTCACCAGCCGGCCGTCCAACCTGCGCGGCCGCCAGGGCGTGGTGGTCATCGACGAGGCGGCGTTCCACCAGGACCTGCGCGAGCTGCTCAAGGCGGCCCTGGCCCTGCTGATCTGGGGCGGCGAGGTGCACGTCATCAGCACCCACGACGGCACCGACAACCCCTTCAACGAGCTGATCGAGGAGATCCGCGCCGGCAAGCGCAAGGGCATGCTGTTCCGCTGCACCTTCAAGGAGGCCGTGGCCGACGGGCTCTATCGCCGCGTCTGCCTGCGCAAGGGCATCGAGTGGTCAGCCGAGGAAGAGGACGCCTGGGTCGAGAGCGTCTATGCCTTCTATGGCGATGCTGCCGAGGAAGAGCTGGATTGCGTGCCCAGCCAGGGCGGCGGCGCCTACCTCTCCCTGGCGATCTTGGAGCAACGCACCAGCCGCGACGTGCCCGTCCTGCGCCTGGCCTACCCGCAGGGCTACGAAACCATCGCCGAGCACCTGCGCCTGGCCGACTCGCTCTCCTGGTGCGAGCGCGAGCTGCTGCCGCTGCTGGAGCGGATGCCGCGCGAGGCGCGCAGCTTCTACGGCATGGACTTCGGCCGCAGCGGCGACCTGTCCGTCATCGTGCCGCTGCTGCAAGAGCAGGACCTGCGCCGCCGCCAGGCCTTCCAGGTCGAGCTGCGCAACGTCCCCTTCAAGCAGCAAGAGCAGATCCTCTTCTTCATCGTCGACCGGCTGCCCAACTTCCTCGGCGGCAAGAACGATGCCCGTGGCAACGGCCAGGCGATCGCCGAGGCCGCCGCCGTGCGTTACGGCCACACCCGCATCGAGCAGGTGATGCTCACCGAGGGCTGGTATCGCGACAACATGCCCCCGTTCAAGGCCGCGCTCGAGGACGGCACCCTCTACGACCTCCCGGCCGACAAGGACACCGTCGACGACTACCGCGCCCTCAAGGTCATCAAGGGCGTGCCCCGCGTGCCGGACAGCCGCACCACCGAGAAAGGCGGCGGTAAGCGCCACGGCGACGCCGCCGTGGCCGGCGTGCTGGCCCATGCCGCCAGCCGCACCCCGGCCGCCCCCATCGAATACACCCCCGCCCCGCCCAAGGCCGACCGCTGGGCCGGTGGCGACGACGATCAACCCGGCAACTGGCAAGGCGCCTGGTAGGAGCATCCATGGCAATCGTAGACATCCACGGCAGGCCCTTCGAGAAGGAGGTGCTGCGCGAACAGCAGACCTCGCGCTTGGCCCAGCTGCACGCCGAATACGCTGAACACCCGTCCAGCGGGCTGACCCCGCCGCGTCTGGCGAGCATCCTGCAGGCGGCCGAGCGCGGTGACATCAAGGCGCAGTGCGAGCTGTTCCAGGACATGGAAGAGAAGGACGCCCACCTACTCGCCGAGATGGGCAAGCGCCGCCGCGCGCTGACCACCGTCGACTGGACGGTGCTGCCGCCGCGTGACCCCAGCGCCGCCGAGCAGGCCGAGGCCGACTGGCTCAACGAAGTCTTGCAGGACCTGCCCGACTTCGAGGATTTGCTGTTCGACCTGCTCGATGCCATCGGCAAGGGCTTCGCCTGCATCGAGCTGGACTGGCAGCGCCTGGGCCGCGAGTGGCTGCCCGCCGCCTTCAACTACCGCGAGGCGTCCTGGTTCCAGCTGGACATGGCCACCCGCAACGAGCTGCGCCTGCGTGACGGCTCGGCCGAGGGCGAGGCGCTCAACCCCTTCGGCTGGATCGTCCACCAGCACAAGGCAAAGTCCGGCTATGTGGCGCGCGGCGGCCTCTACCGCGTGCTGGCCTGGCCGTACCTGTTCAAGAACTACGCGGTGCGCGATCTCGCCGAGTTCCTGGAGATCTACGGCCTGCCGGTGCGCCTGGGCAAGTACCCGGCCGGCGCCTCCGGCGACGAGAAGGCCACCCTGCTGCGCGCCGTGGTCAACATCGGCCACAACGCCGCCGGCATCATCCCCGAAGGCATGGCCATCGACTTCAAGGAAGCGGCCAAGGGCACCCATGACCCGTTCGACTGGATGGTCCAATGGGCGGAAAAGAGCATGTCCAAGGCCGTGCTCGGCGGCACGCTCACCAGCCAGGCCGACGGCAAGAGCAGCACCAACGCCCTGGGCAACGTGCACAACGAAGTGCGCCATGACCTGCTCAAGAGCGATGCCAAACAAGTCGCGACCACCCTGCGCCAGTACCTGCTCTATCCGCTCCTGGTACTCAACCGCGGCGGCGACCGCGACCCGCGCCGCCTGCCGCGCTTCCAGTTCGACCTGGTCGAAGCCGAGGACATGGCCACCTACGCCGATGCGCTGCCAAAGCTGGTCGAGGCCGGCATGCAGATCCCCATCGCCTGGGCGCATGAGAAGCTGCGCATCCCGCAGCCGGGCAAGGGTGATGCCGTGCTCGGTGCGCCCGCCGCCGAGCCCAAGCCGACCGCCGCCGCGCGGGTCGCCGCGCTCAAGGCCGAGACCGAGGCCGACCCGCTCGATGACCTGGCCGAGCAGCTCGCCGGCCAGTGGCAACCCGTTGCCCGCATGGCCGAGCCGGTGCAGCAGCTGCTCGCCCAATGCAAGAGCCTGGAGGAATTCCGCGAGCGCCTGCCCGAGCTCATCCCTGACCTTGATGCCGGCCAGCTCGTCGAGCTGATCGCCCAAGGCATGTTCGCCGGCCACCTGGCTGGCCGGACTGGGGCCGTCTGATGGTCGAGCTGCAGGCGCTGCCGCCCGAACAGGCGATCGCCTACTTCCGCCAGAAGGGCTACGCCGTCGGTTTCGACTACCGCGACGTCTGGCAGGCCCAGCATCAGGCCGCGTTCACCGTGGCCAAGGCCATGCAGCTGGACCTGCTCCAGGACATCCGCGCCGAAGTCGATCGCGCCTTGGCCGAAGGCACCACCCTGCAGGAGTTCCAAAAGCGCCTCATCCCCACCCTGCAGCAAAAGGGCTGGTGGGGTCGGCAAACCCGGCAGGACCCGCTCACTGGCGAGGCGCGTGACGTCCAGCTCGGCAGCCCGCGCCGGCTCAAGGTCATCTACGACACCAACCTGCGCACCGCTCACAGCGAGGGTCAGTGGGAGCGCATACAGGCGCGCAAAGCCACTTTTCCATACCTGCAGTACGACGGCGGCAACTCCGAAAATCCGCGCCTGCAGCACAAGGCCTGGGACGGCTTAGTCCTGCCGGTGGACGATCCCTTCTGGCAGAACCACATGCCGGTCAAGGAATGGGGCTGCAAATGCCGCGTCTTCGCCCTGACCGCCGCCCAGCTGCAGCGCCGCGGGCTGGAGGTGGGCGAGTCGCCCAGGGTGCCCACCACGCCCTACGTCAACGCCCGTACCGGCGAGGTCCAGCAGATCCCGGCCGGCGTGCATCCCGCGTTCCATTACCCGCCGGGGGGGCGACGCGGCAGCCTGGTCCAGCACCTGGTCGACAAGCTCGAAGCCGCCCCGGCAGTCGTTGCCCGTTCGGCGATCGCCGACCTGGTGCAAGGCGAGACCTTCGCCGAGTGGTACCGCAAGCCGACTGGCGGCTTCCCGCTGGCGCTCCTGGAATCGGCGGCGGCCGAGCAGCTTGGGGCAAAGGCCTCGGTGGTCGTCTTCAACGAGCAGACCTTGGCGGAGCAGCTGCGCAAGCAGGCGGGCATCGTCGTAGAAGACTATTCCCTGGTGCAGCAGATCCTAGACAGCGGATTGCCCACCCGGCAGCCAGACGGCAGCCTGCTCTACCGCCTGGAGCAGGCCGATGGCTCGGCGCTGTTGCTGACGGTTGAGCGCTCTGGGGCGGCTGTGGTGGTTCGCAGTTTGGTGCGGTTGCTTCGGTAGAAAGCGATAACGCCTGCGAGACCGCTGGCGAGGCGACTGGAGTCCAGTGGGTACCGTGAGGAGGGGTTAAGCGTTAGCGATGCGTAGCGGAGCGGCTAACGGTCTTCTAACGGCTCGTGTGGAATGCTACTTGGCAAATGGTTCGCTTTCTTTGAGGATAAAGCACCACTTAGCAAAGGAGTGCCAGTAGTGCCCCGTCGTCCGACCAAAAAACCGGTTCATTACGTTAGAGCCGTATACAACCAAGGCGTCAAGCCCAAGAAAACCTTTGAACAACTGGTTCGACAGGCAATGACTAAGCTTGGGAAAATGAGCGAAACGGAAGTCGGCATGGGTACTTTGGGAACCGCTGGCGTCCGGCATCGTGAAACGACTACCGGAGAGCCTTTACGTATCTCTTTAGGCGCAGGTGTCCCAGGCGAAAAGATGGCCACTATGGGGTTGAAGGTGGCCAATGCAATTGACTCGGATCATTCTGCAAGCGCTCCAACCGATCGAGCCTTCAAACTATCCGATGCGTTTGCGCTAATCGACGAAGACGATCTCTTGGTAGTTACCGAGGGAGCCTTTCGTGTCAGAACGGTCGGGGTATACCTGCGCCAACTCTTCGACAAGGCTGGTTTAAGTGCTGACACTGCCGCGTTTGAGCTGAAAAAAGTCACGAACCAAGAAACCAAAGCAATCCTCGAAGCGGAAGGCATCAAAGAGATGCGTTTGGCGACGACGATGTACCAAGCAACCGAGCAGCTCGAAAATATCGATGAGCAACCTTCGGTGAAAGGGCGTTTCAAGGCGCTAGTTGGGACCCTCCGAAGTGCCTTCGCTGAGGATGTGGATGAGAACAAGCTCCATCAACTCGCCGAGCACTGGGGGGAAATGCAGGTCAATACTGTTATCAGTGCCAAGGGTGGATCTCGTGCCGCAGAGATTGTATTGGACGTCATGCAAAGCGTTGGAGAAGACGTTTTGGAGGAAGCTGAGGAAGGTGTTGAAGTGGTCGTATGGACCAAAAAAGGGACACCGGTTCGCTTGAACGAGGTGACGCCCAAAAAGCAGATCGACCTGCTGCGTCGTGAAGGCGCCAACGAACTGATCAACACAGAGGTATATGCTGCGCTTTTGGACTATCGAGCCGAGTTAATCCAGAAAGGACAGTGGAAGAAGTGAAAGGGGACGAAAGGAAGCTGAGCTGGCGCAAGATCGCTTACGTGATTGGCTGTATCGTCGTCTCTGCTTTTTTCGCCTGGCATTTTCAGCCGAGGTACCACAACAACAGCAATGCCCTTTCGGTGCTTGTCACGGTGTTCTCAATACTGGCGGGCTTTCTCGTGGCCGTGATGGCCATCGTAGGCAGCGAGCGGGCCCTGAAAGGCCGAAATTGGCGGCAGGACACTTTCTATTTACTGCAGGTGCGTGAGGAACTTAGGAAGCATTCGGCGCTGTTTTACCTGTACCTGATTGTCTTGGCGTTCTCATTCTTGGCCGCGCTGGGGCTTGGCTGGCCGAGGAAGGTCCAGATTGGCGTCGAGATGGCCCTGTTATTCCTCGCATCGCTGGCCATGCTTTTGTCGTTTTCGCTACCTAGTCAATTGACCAAGCGTCATGTGAACGATCTTGAAAGCGCAATTAGGGCTCGCCGAGAAAAGGAGGTTGGCGGAGCAAGCGGCAGAGATCGCGATATTGGCGAGTAACGGCCCTACGTGACCCCACTGAACCCCCTCACTCTGCACTAGCCAAACCATGCCGCCGACACTGGCGGCATGAAGACCAAAGCCTCCCCCACCGCCGCGATCGCCGCCTGCATCTTCGAGATCCAGGCGGAGGGTCCGGCCATCCAGCTCTTCCCGGTCGGCGCCTTCAAGGCCCGCGACGGTCGCCCGCGTGATGTGGCGGCCGGCGCCTGGTTCATCGACGCCCAGGTCGCCCAGCGGCTGATCGCCCAAGCCGCAGCCCGCGCCACCGACGTCGTTATCGACTACGAACACCAAACCCTCAACAGCGCCGAGAACGGCCTGCCCGCTCCGGCCGCCGCGTGGTTCTCCGGCAGCGGCCTGGAGTGGCGCGAGGGCCAGGGCCTGTTCGCCACCGGCGTGCAGTGGACCGACAAGGCCAGCGCCATGCTGGCGGCGCGCGAATACCGCTACCTGTCCCCCGTCTTCACCTACGACAAGCAGACCGGCGAAGTCCTGGAGCTGCTGCACGTCGGCCTCACCAACTACCCCGCACTCGACGGCATGGCCTCCCTGCCGACGCTGGCGGCTGCCCGCTTCGAACTGGCCATCCCGGCCGCCCCTTCCGCACAGGAGAACCAACGTGTGAACCGAGACCAACTGATCGAGGCGCTGGGCCTGTCTTCGGACGCCAGCGACGAAGACATCCAGACCGCACTCACTGCGCTGAAGGCCAATGCCTCCAAGGCGGACGATCTGCAGCAGTCGCTCGCCGCCCTCAAGGCCGAACGCAAGCCGGACCCGGCCAAGTTCGCCCCGATTGGGGTGGTCGAGGCGCTCAAGCAGGACATCGCCGCGCTCAAGGCCAACCAGGTGGAAGGTGAAGTCGGCCAGCTGGTGAAAGCCGGGCTTGAAGACGGCCGCCTGCTGCCGGCTCAGGAAGAGTGGGCGCGCGATCTGGGCAAGAAGGATGTGGCCGCGCTCAAGACCTACCTGGAGAAAACGCCGGCGATCGCCGCGCTCAAGGGCCAGCAGACCAATCGCCACCAAACCGCGACCCCGAGCGAGGTGGATGAGCTGGATGCCGAGGCCCTTGCCGTGTGCAAGGCCATGGGCGTCAGCCCGGAAGACTATCTGGCCACGCTCAAGGCGTAAGGAGACCCCATGTCCGCTCTCACCCGTGACCGTAACACCCCGCTGAAGAACGCCGAAATCATCGGCGTCCCGGCCGCGGCCGGCGCCAAGGTTTATGCCGGCGCCCTCGTCGTCGCCAACGCCACCGGCTACGCGGCGCCAGGCACGACCGCCGTCGGCCTCACCTACCTCGGCCGTGCCGAGGAATCGGTCGACAACACCAGCGGCGCAAACGGCGCAGCCACCGTACTGGTGCGCCGCCTCAACGCCTTCAAGTGGGGCAACGACGGCTCCATCACCCAGGCCCACCAAGGCAAAACCGCCTACATCGTCGACGACCAGACCCTGGCCGCCACCGATGGCACCGGCACCCGTTCCGCCGCTGGGCGAATCGTCGGCATCGAGCCTGACGGCGTCTGGATCGAATAAGGAGATCTCCGAATATGCTCATCAACAAAGCAGCCCTCGCCGCCGTGTTCCTGGCGTTGAAGACCACCTTCAACAAAGCCTTCGAAGCGGCACCCAGCACCTGGCAGAAGATCGCCATGGAGGTTCCGTCCAACAGCGGGCAGAACGATTACTCCTGGCTGAGCAACTTCCCGAAGATGCGCCGCTGGATCGGCGCCAAGGTCGCCAAGGCCCTGGAAGCCTACAAGTACGTCGTGGTCAACGAGGACTTCGAAGCCACCGTAGAGGTCGACCGCAATCACATCGAGGATGATCAGCTCGGCATCTACCAGCCGCAGGCGCAGATGGCCGGCTATTCGGCCGCTCAGCTGCCGGACGAGCTGGTGTACGAGGCGGTCAACGGCGGCTTCGGCAAGCTCTGCTACGACGGGCAGTACTTCTTCGACACCGATCACCCGGTCGGTGCCGGCTCGGCCAGCAACAAGGGCACCGCTCCGCTCTCCAACGCCACCCTGGCGGCGGCACAGACGGGGTACGGCGCTGCCCGCACGGCCATGAAGAAGTTCAAGGACGAGGAAGGCCGCTCGCTGAACATCACGCCCAACGTCCTGCTGGTCGGGCCGGCCCTGGAGGACATCGCCCGAGCGCTCCTGACCGATGCCAAGCTCGCCGACGGCAGCTCAAACCCCTACAAGGGCACCGCCGAGCTGGTGGTCGATGGCCGCATCGAGTCCGACACCGCCTGGTTCCTCCTGGATACCAGCAAGCCGGTCAAGCCCTTCGTCTACCAGCCGCGCAAGAAGCCCGTGTTCGTCTCGCAGACCAACCCGGAAGCCGAGGACGTGTTCAACCTGAAGAAGTACAAGTTCGGCGCTGAAGCCCGCGCCGCAGCTGGCTACGGCTTCTGGCAGCTCGCCTTTGGTTCCACCGGCACTGGCGCCTAAGGGAGGGCCTGCACATGGCTAAAGCACCAACCAAGGCTGCGGTGAAGCCCACCGCCAAGCCCACCGAGAAGAAACCTGCCGGCGCCCAACCGTCCATCAAGGCCATCTTCGTGCGCAGCTTCCCCGAGACCTTCCGCCGCGCTGGTTTCGTATTCACCCGCGAGGGCCACGGTATCTCGCTGGACCTGCTGACCAAGGAACAGCTCGCCGCCATCGAGGCCGAGCCCATGCTGCATGTCGAGCATTGCGAGATCGAGGCTGACCCGCAAAGCGGTGACGCACCGCTGGCGGGCGATGGCGATGCCAAACAACCCGCGAACGATGCGCCGCCTGCGGACAGCTCGACCGGCCCGGCGACTACCAATGAAGACGGTCAGTCGATCCCGGTCGACGGCGAAGGTAACGCCTGATGTACGCCAGCGCCCTCCAGCTGCTTGCCCGCTACAACGCGGACGAGATCGCCCAGCGTGCTGATGCCAGCCTGCCGCCCCTGGTGGACGGCGAGCTGCTGCGCATCGCCGCCTCGGCGGGTGACCTCTCCAGCTTCACGGCTGAAGAGCAGGCCGCGGCTGCCGCGGCGCTGGCCAAGGTCGAGCGCGCCCTGGGCGACGCCGAGCAAACCATCGACACCTACCTGGGCGGCCGCTACCAGCTGCCGCTCAGCCAGACACCCGATGTCCTGGAACGCATCGCCTGCCAGATCGCCCGCTTCGTGCTGTTCGACGACGCCGCACCCGACCAGGTGAAAGCGCTCTACCAGGACTCCATCCGCTTCCTGGAGCACGTCGCCGCCGGCAAGGTCCAGCTGGGCCTGGCCAGCGATGGCAGCACTGCCCAGCCCTCGGCCGGCGCCGAGATGGTCAGCGGTGCCCTGGTGTTCGCCCGCGACAATAGCCGGGGGTTCATCTGATGGCCGTCAGCATTCGCATCAGCCACAACCTGCCGCAGGTTCAGCGCCTGTTCCAGCAGATCCGCCGGCTCGGTGGTGATCCGCAGCCGCTGCTCCAGGACATCGCCTTTCTCGGCGAGAACAGCACCCGCGAACGCTTCCGCAGCCAGACCGGCCCGGACGGCGAGCGCTGGAAGCCGAGCCTGCGCGTGCAGCTCAGCGGCGGCAAGACGCTAACCCGCGACGGCCACCTGGGCGACTCCATCGGCAGCTACGCCAACGAGCGTTCGGCCGTATGGGGCGTCAACCGCATCTATGCAGCCATCCACCAGTTCGGCGGCACCATCCGCGCCAAGTCCTCGCGCGGCCTGCGCTTTCGCATCGGCGATCGCTGGTCGACCAAACGCCAGGTCAGCATCCCGGCGCGGCCGTTCCTCGGGATCTCCGAAGGCGATCGCCAGGACATCCTCGACCTGGTCGAGAACCACCTCGCCAACCTGGTGCGCCAGCGCGCGCCGGGAGGTGCCTGATGCTCGGCCATCTTGAAAGCCACCTGATCGACCTGCTCAAGGCCAGCCCGCTGGGCTCGCGCCTGCGCGCCGTCGACAGCCTGCCGGACACCCCGGACAAGGACCTGGTCAAGCGCTGGGGCGTGGACGCACCGGCCGCCTACGTGGTGGCCATGGACGGCACGCTGAGCCAGGCCCTGGCCACGCCGCAGTTCGTCGTCGTGCTGGTGGCGCGCAACGCCCGCAGCCACCAGGCCGCACGGCATGGCGACGGCAAGACCATCGGCCTCTACGAGATGCTCGATGCCGCCATCGCCGAGCTGCACGGCGGCGTCGCCGGCGATGCCAGCTGGGAGGTCACCCGCTACCAGTTCATGCAGGACGACGCCCTGCGCGACCAGGGCCTGCACGTGGCCCTGGTGCTGATCCAGGCCGACGTCGACCCGCCGCAGAAGGACGCTGTGAACCTCGCCGACTTCCTGGAGTTTCACGCCGACTTTGACATCCAGCCCTTCGCCACCGCGGCCGATCGCCAGCGCTGGGCCGCTGAAGACCACGCAGAGCCCGCGCCGGATCTGCACTCGCACATCAACCCGCAGGAGGGCTCATGAGCCAACCCGTATTCCTGGTGCCCGCCGAGGGCCTGAAGGTGCGCCACCCGCTGGGCGGGCACCTCAAGGCCGAGGGCGACTTCGTCGTGCTCGACAGCTACTGGCGCCGCCGCATGGCCGACGGCTCGGTGGCCACCGGCACCCCACCCACCCGCAAGCGCCAGGCCGCGCCGAAGGAGTAAGCCATGGCTGAGAATGTCAGCTTCAACGAGGTGCCCGATAACATCCGGGTACCGGGCATCTACATCGAGATCGACCCGAGCAAGGCGGTCAGCGGCGGCGCGGTGATGGAGCGGCGCCTGCTGCTCATCGGCCAGCGCCTGGCCAGCGGCACCGCTCCGGCCGGCGTCGCCATGCGCCTGGGCAGCCAGGCCGGCGACCAGGCCGCGCAGGCGTTCGGCCAGGGCAGCATGCTGCACGGCATGGCCAAGGCCGCACGTGGCGCCAGCGACTACGTCGACCTCTGGGCCATTGCCCTGGACGATGACCCGGCTGGCGTAGCCGCCACCGGCAGCGTGACGCTGACCGGCAGCCCGACCACCAGCGGCACCCTGGCGCTCTACATCGGCGGCAAGGTCGTGCGCGCCATGGTCGTGGCAGGCGATGCCGCCAGCGCGATCGCTTCGCGCCTGGCCGACGCCATCAATGCCGATGCCGACCTGCCCGTCACCGCCGCGGCCGAGCTGGGCGTGGTGACCCTGACCTGCCGCTGGAAGGGCGAGACCGGCAACGACCTCGACCTGCGCCTGAACTACTACGGCGAGCAGACCCCGGCCGGGCTGACCGTGGCGATCGCCGCCATGGCCGGCGGTACCGCCAACCCCTCGGTCCAGCCGGTGCTTGATGCCATCGCCGGCACCCAGTACTACAGCATTGCCTGCCCCTACCTGGACGGCGCCAACCTCACCGCCCTGGAAGGCGAGATGGCCGCGCGCTTCGGGCCGATGGACGTGCTCACCGGCCACGTATTCAACGCCAAGGTCGGCAACCACGCCGCGCTCACCACCTGGGGCAGCGAGCGCAATTCGCCGCACCTCAGCACCCTGGGCCTGCACGACATGCCGACCGCGCCCTGGGTGGCCGCGGCCGTCTGGGCCACGGTCGCCGAGTTCTCCGGTGCCAATGATCCTGCAAGGCCGTTCCGCAGCCTGGCGCTGCCGGGCGTGCTACCTCCGCCGGAGAAGAGCCGCTTCACCCGCGCCGAGCGCAACCTGCTGCTGTACGACGGCATCAGCACCTTTACCGTCGATGCCGGCGGCCAGGTGCTGATCGAGACCGTCATCACCAACTACCAGGTCAACAGCTTCGGCCTGCCGGACATCGCCCTGCTGCGCCTGGAAACCAAGTGGACCGCGGACTTCATCCGCTTCCGCTTCAACGCCGCCGTCGCCCGCGACTACCCGCGCCACAAGCTGGGCGACGTGGCCATTCCCGGCCAGGCCTACGCCACGCCGACCACGGTGCGCGCAACCCTGATCGCCGAGGCCGAGAAGCTGGCCAAGGAAGACGGCGTGCTCGAGGACCTTGAAGGCTTCAAGCGCGACCTGATCCTCAAGCGCTCCACCCAGAACCCCAACCGCATGAACGCCGTGCTGACGCCGAACCTGGTCAACCAGTTCGACATCTTCGCCGCGGCCGTGCAGTACCGCCTGTAAGGAGGCCCCATGCAGCACCACGGCCGCGCCACCATCACCTACAACGGCAAGCGCCTCGCCTCCCGCGAGGGCGCCACCCTGAACCTCGGCGGCGTCGCCCGCACCCCGGAGGCGCTGGATGACGGCACCGTCGGCTACTCCGAGGCCACCGCCGCGCCCGAACTCAACTGCACCGTCCCGCTCAAGCAGGACCTGGACATCGAGGAGCTGCGCAACCTCACCGGCGCCAACCTGGTGTTCGAGTCCGACACCGGCAAGGGCTGGGTCATCCGCGATGCCTTCACCGTCGACGCCGTCAGCGTCGGCAAGGACGTCGCCCTCAAATTCAGCGGCCAGCCGGCCGTGCAACTGTAAGGAACAGACATGCAACAGCTCACCACCAACGGCAAGTTCCCCCACGGCCTGGTCATCGCCGGTACCACCTACACCCGCTTCGAAATGCGCGAAGCCCTGCTCGCCGACATGATCGAGGCCGAGGTCGAGTCCGGTGGCCCGACCCATGCCATCCACTACAGCGCTCAGCTCGCCGTGCGCCAGCTGACCCGCGTCACCAACGACCAGGGCGACGAATTCACGGGCCCGTTCGTGGTGGCGATGGTCAAGAAGCGCGGCGACTACACCGCCCTGCGCCAGGCGCAGATCAAGCTCGACGACATGGGAAACGGCGCAACGGACGGCTCCGCCAGCACTGGGACGCCGTCCAGCTGATCGCCCTGCGTCATGGCTGGTCGCGCGAGCAGATCCTCGCGCTGCCGCCGGCTGAGTTCCTCCACTACCTGGGCAACCTGACCAAGAAAGCATGAGCAACCGCGACCTAACCCTGGCCCTGCGCCTGACTGCCGATGTCACCCGCCTGATGGGCGGGCTGAGCAAGGGCGAGACCGGCCTGAAGAAGTTCGGCGCCGCCGCCAAGGGCGAGCTGGCCGCGCTCGGCCACTTCGCCGGGTCGGTCGAGGGCAAGCTCGCGCAGCTGGGCGTGGGGGTTTCCGCCATCGCGGTGGGCCTGCAGTCGGCCCAGCTGGACAAGGACCTCAAGCAGCTGCAGCTCACCGCCGGCGCGACCGCGGCCGAGGCCGATCTGCTCCGCCAGAGCCTGATGGATGCCCAGATCGCCACCGGCCAGGGCGTGGACGAACTCAAGGGCGGCGTCGATGCGCTGATCGCCGGCGGCCTGGGTATCGCCCAAGCCACCGCCACCGTCGCCCCCATGGCCGAGACGCTGGCCGTCTCCAAGACCAACGCCGATGCGCTGGCCAAGGCCATGGGCGTGGCCGCCACCCAGTTCGACATCGACCTCAGCAAGACCGAAGAGGCCCGCCTGCTGCTGGACAAGATGGTCGTCGCCGGCCGCGCCGGCAACGCCGAACTGGAGAACCTGCCGGACATCTTCGCCCGCGTCGGCAGCAGCGCCAAATCCTCCAACCTGAGCCTCGACCAGACCCTGGCCCTGGTCGAGACGCTGTCGCTGGTCGAGCCCAACGCCGAGCGCCTGGCCACGCTCACCGACAGCACCCTGCGCGTGTTCACCAACGCGAACTACATGAAGTCCGCGTCCAAGGCGACCGGCGTCAAGTTCTTCGACAAGGACGGTTCGCGCCGCGATGCGCTGGAAGTCATCCAGGACATCAAGGCGCAGTACGACAAGCTCGATACCGATTCCAAGCGCTTCAAGTTCATCAACGCCGCGTTCGGCAAAGCCGACCTGGACACCCAGCGCGGCCTCAAGACCCTGCTTGATGGCAACTCGCTGGGCAAGCTGGACAGCGTCTTCGCCGAAGTCCGTGGCGCCAGCGGCACCATCGCCCGCGACCTGCCGGACGCGATCGGCAACGCCGTCGACCAGACCAACCGCCTCAAGGGCGCGCTGCGCGAAGCCGCCGACGACTTCGCCGAGCCGGTCAATGACACCCTGAGCGGCCTCATCAAGTGGGGCATGGACAGCAAGGAGAACGGCGGCCTCGGCCTGGACGGCAAGGACATGCTGCTCGGCGGTGCAGTAGGCGCAGCCGGGCTGTTTGGCGCGGCCCGCTATGGCGGCAAGGCCATCTTCGGCCTCGCCGGCAAGCTCGGCGGCACCGCTGCCGGCGTGGCCACCGGCAAGGCCCTGGAGGAAGCGGCCGGCGTGCAGCCAGTCTACGTCGTCAACATGCCCGACAGCCTTGGCGGCAAACTCGGTGCCGCCGAGAAGCTGGCCGACACGGCTGGCGACCTGGTCGGCCCCAAGACCTTCAGCAAGCTCAAGACCACCATCGGCCTGCTCGGTAGCACCTCGCTCAGCGCCTTGCCGGCATTCGGGGGTGCCGCCATGGCCACCGCAGGCGCAGCCGTGGCCGGCGCCGGCGCGGCGGGCTGGGGCATCGGCACGCTGATCAGTGATGCCATCGAGGGCACCGCCATCAGCGACGCCATCGGCAAGGCCGTGGCCTACGCCATCTCGCCGTTCAGCGAAGACGCCCGCGCGGCGATCGCCGCGAACAACAAGGCCGCCGCTTCCGAGCTGACCATTCGCATCGAGGGCGAGCCCAAGGCCCGCGTCACCCAGATGAACAGCGACGGCCTGGACATGACCGTGCTTACCGGCCGTTCGAGAGTAGGAGGCTGACATGGCCTGGCGCGATGAATACCGCCCCGGCGCCTTCCGCGGCGTCCCGTTCCACCTGAAGAGCGCCACCCGCACCGGCGGGCGCCGCACCGTGCTGGATGAGTTCCCACTGCGCGACACGCCAAGCACCCAGGACATGGGCCGCAAGGCGGGCCAGTTCAACCTGGTGATGACGGTCATCGGCGCTGACTACATGGCGCAGCGCGACGAGTTGATCGAGGCGCTCGAAGCCTCCGGCCCCGGCACGCTGATGCACCCGTTCTACGGCGAGCTGTACGTGGCCACGCTTGGTGACTACAGCATCGAGGAGAGCCTCGACCAGGGCGGCCTGGCGCGCATCACCCAGAATTTCGTCGAGGCCGGCGACAAGCCGCGCCCCGACAGCCAGCCGCTGGCCGGCGCCGCGGTCAACTCCGCTGCCGACCTGGTGCAGGCCGAGGCCCTGGAAGAGTTCGAGGACAAATGGGGCGTGCTCGGCTTTGCCAGCAGCGTGGCCGAACACGCCGAGGCCGCACTAAGCACAGCCACCGGCTTTCTCGGTGATGCCTTCGAGACGGCCCAGGGCTGGGCCAGCATGGCGATGGACCAGGTCGGCGGGCTCTACAGCGCCGCCCAGGGCTACGCCAACCTGGCAATGAGCAAGCTCAACGGCATCACCAGCGGCATTCTCTCCGGCGGTGGGCTACTCGCCCAGGGCGGCCAGTTCGGCACCCTGCTCGGGCGCTTCACCGGCTCGATCTCGTCGCTGATCCTCTCGCCGGGCAACCTCGGCATGGGCCTGCTCGGGCTCGTGCGCGGCATGACCAGCAGCCTCAGCCCCTTCGGTGCCTTCCAGGCGCTCACCTCGCTGTTCGGCCTGGGCAGCAAGGCCAAATCCGTGCGTGGCAGCGGCTACGTCACCCCGGCCCGCGCCCAGCAGGCCACCAACCAGGCGGCAATCTATACCCTCATCGAGCGTGCCGCGGTCGCCGAGGCCGCGCGCCTGGCCACCGGCCGGCCGCTGGCGGCGTCGGCGCCGGTCAACGGCTCGACCGCCACCAGTAGCCCGGCCAGCGAGAGCACCCAGGTGCTGCCCGGCCTGACCTACAACAACCGCGAAGAGGCCGTCGAAACCCGCGACGTCCTGGTCGCCGAACTGGACCGCCAGCAACTGCAGGCGAGCCCCGAGCGCTACCGCGCGCTGGCCGGCCTGACCACCGCGCTGGTCGCCGACCTCAACCGCCGCTCCGCCTCCCTGGCCCCGCTTACCCGCTTCACGCCGGGCGCCACCATGCCGGCACTGGTCATCGCCCACCGCCTCTACGGCGACGCCAGCCGTGCCGGCGAGATCGTCGCGCGCAACCGTATCGCGCATCCGGGTTTCGTGCCCGGCGGCCAGGCGCTGGAGGTGCTCAAAGATGCCTGACGTCCTGCTCACCATCGGCAACCAGCAATGGGGCGGCTGGAAGCGCTACCGCATTGGCCTGGGCATGCAGCAGCTGGCCGGCAGCTTCGAGCTGGAACTGACCGAGCGCTGGGCCGGGCAGGCCAGCCGCCGCGAGATCCCTGAGGGCGCCCCGTGCACGCTGCACTACGACGGCGAGCTGCTGATCACCGGCTACATCGACCGCGTCAGCCCGAGCTATGACGCGAACAGCCACAGCGTGAGCGTCAGCGGCCGCGACAAGACCGCCGACCTGGTCGACTGTTCGGCGCCGCCGACGCAGTTCATCGGCCGCGGGCTGGTCGACGTTGCGCGCGAGCTGTGCGCGCCCTTTGGCATCGCCGTCATCGACCAGGCCGGCGCCAATGCGCCGTTCCGCAGCCTCAAGCCGAACGATGGCGAGAGCGTGTTCGAGATGCTCGACCAGGCCGCGCGCATCCGTGGCGTGCTGCTGGTCACCGACGGCCGCGGCAACCTCATCATCACCCGCGCCGGGCAGTACCGCGCGCATGACGCCCTGGTGCTCGGCGAGAACATCCTGCAAGCCAGCGGCAACCGCGATCGCACCGACGTCTTCAGCCAATACAACCTCAAGGGCCAGGCTGCCGGCTCCGACGACTTCTTCGGCGAGCAGGCCGCCGCCGTGCTGGCCCGTGCGAGCGACAGCCGCGTCACCCGGCACCGCCCGCTGACACTCATCGCCGATGGCCCGATCGACGGCAAGGCCGCCCGCGACCAGGTCACCTGGGAACGCAACGTGCGCTGGGGTCGCTCGCAGTCGGTGAGCTACACCCTGGCCGGCTACCGGCAGAGCAACGGTGAGATCTGGCGCGCCAACAGCCTCGTTCCCGTCTACGACGCCTATCAATACCTGCGCGGCGCCGAGCGTTTGGTCACCGAGGTGGCCTACCAGCTCGACGACCAGGGCGAACGCTGCGAGCTGACCGTGATGCCGAAAGAGGCGTTCGCCCTTGTCCCGCAGCCCGAGCTGGAGGCGACCGATGCCTGGTATTGATCGCCTGCTGCGCCCCCTGCGCCGCGGCCTGGCCCACCTGGTCAGCCGCGCCGTCGTCACCCTGGTCAACGACGCGGCCAAGATGCAGGCGCTGCAGGTCAAGCTGCTGGCCGAGGAAACCCTCGATGGCATCGAGCACTGGCAGCCCTACGGCTTCACGGCCCACCCGCTACCCGGTGCCGAGGCCCTGGTGCTGGCCGTCGGTGGCCATCGCGCGCACAGCGTCGTGGTCTCCTGCGGCGATCGCCGTTTTCGCCTCACCGCGTTGGAGCCCGGCGAGGTGGCCATCTACACCGACGAGGGCGACAAGCTGCACTTCAAGCGCGACAACGCGATCGAGGTCGAGACCCGCGTCTTCACCGTCAAGGCCAGCGAGGCCGCCCGCTTCGAGACGCCGCTCATCACCACCACCGGCCGCATCGAGTCGGCCGGCGACCAGGTCGCGGCTGGCATCAGCCTGACCGGCCACAAGCACCCAGGCGACAGCGGCGGCACCACCGGAGGCCCGCAATGACCGATATCGCCCTGCGCTGGGACGGCCTCGGCGCCGACCTGATGCTCGACGGCAACGACCTCGCCCTCGATCACGGCCTGCAGACCCCGGCCGTCATCAGCCTGTTCTCCGATCGCCGCGCCCGCGCCGAGGACGCGCTGCCCGGCGGTGGTACCGATCGCCGCGGCTGGCCGGGCGATGCCTGGCCCGACGTCGGCGGCGACCAGATCGGCTCGCGCCTCTGGCTGCTCGGCCGCGAGAAGGAGATCGCCGAAACCCTGCGCCGCGCGCGTGAGTACGGCCAGGAAAGCCTCGCCTGGACGCTCGAAGATGGCATCGCCGCGCGCACCGAGGTCACCGCCAGCGTCCCGCGCCGCGGCTGGCTGCGCCTCCAGATGGCCATCCACCGACGCGACGGCCGCACCGAAAACCACCAGTTCGATACCCTTTGGGAGGCCCACTGATGGCGTTCTCCATCCCTGACCTTAACACCACCCGCCAGCAGATCACCGCCGACATCGAGGCGCACCTGCCGGGCACTGAAGCGCGCACCCGCCGTAGCACCCTTGGCGTGCTGGCATTCGCCCTGGCCGGCGCGGTGCAGGGGCTGCACGCCCACATCGACTACCGCTACCGCAACTTCCTGCCGGACGAGCTGGCTGACGCCGAGGGCGTCGAGCGCTGGGCCCGCCGCTTCAAGCTCTGGTATCGCGCCGCCACCGCGGCCGGCGGCCTGGTCACCATCAGCGGCACCCCCGGCAGCACGCTGCTGACTGGCACCACGCTGCAGTTCACCCAGGACCAGCTCTATACGGTGCGTGAGGATCTGACCCTAACCGCCAGCACCGGCCAGGTCGCAGTCGATGCCGCGACCGCGGGCAGCGCCGGCAACCTGCCGGCCGGCGCTCGCCTAACGCTGGTCAGCCCGGTCGTGGGCATCCAGTCCGCCGCTACCGTCGGCGCCGACGGCCTCACCGGCGGCGCCGATCAGGAAGATCTCGCCGGCCTGCGCGATCGCCTCCATCGCCGTATGGCCGAGCCGCCCCAGGGCGGCAACCTGGCCGACTACGAAACCTGGGCGCTGGAGTCGCACACCGCCATTACCCGCGCCTGGGCCACCGAACACGAACAGGGCACCGGCAGCGTGGTCGTGCGCGTGGTCTGCGACAACCAGGACAGCCCCATCCCCGGTGCCGAAGTGCTGGAGGCGGCCGAGGCCTACATTGGCGAACGGCGCCCGGCCGGCCGGCGCTCGGTCTACGTGCTGCCGCCCGTGGAAGCGCCGGTGCAGTACCAGATCCGCGCAGTGCCAAACACCCCGCAAGTGCGCGCCGCTATCGAGGCCGAGCTGCGCGACCTGCACCGCCGCGAAGCCGAACCCGGCGCCACCCTGCTGCTCAGCCACATCCGCGAAGCGGTCAGCCTGGCCAGTGGCGAGACGGACAACGAGGTGCTCTACCCGCCCGCCGATCTTGCGCACGGTACTGGCCAGATGCCGATCTTTGGAGGCATCACATGGGCGTGACCGCTGCTGACTACGGCCGCCTGCTCGGCCAGCTGCTGCCGCCCGGCGCCGCCTGGACGCAGGACCCGGACAGCCTGCTGCAGACCCTGCTGCGCGCCTTCGGCTCGTCGATGGCCCGCGCCCACGATCGCGCCGACGACCTCTACCGCGAAGCCGATGCTGGCGAGGCGTTCGAGACGTTGGAGCGCTGGGAAGCCGCCCTCGGCCTGCCGGATGAATGCAGCATCCAGGGCGCGCAGACCATCCAGGAACGCTCGGCCGCCGTTCTGGCGCGCCTCATCGGTCTCGGTGGCCAATCCCGCCCGGACTTCCTCGCCCTCGCCGAGGCGCTCGGCTACCCCGACGCCACCATCACCGAGTACCAGGCGCGCCGCCACGGCCGCGCCAGCATGGGCGAGCCCTACGGCGGTGAAGACTGGGAAGACACCTGGCAGCTCAACCTGCCTGCCAGCCTGGTCATCCAGCGCCGCCATGGCCGTGCCGCCATGGGCGAGCCCTACCAGGTCTGGGGCGACAGCCAGCTCGAATGCGTGCTGCACAAGCGCAAGCCGGCCGGCTCCATCCTGCTATTTACCTACGGAGAGAACTGATGGACTACCCCAAATCCGAGCCAGGCGTGAACCTGCTCAACGGCCAGTTCACCGACGGCAACCCGCTGCTGGGCATTCCGGCGTCGAGAGACCCGGCAAAGTGGGCGAACGACGTGACGGAAGAGATCCTCAACGTTGTACGCGAAGTGGGCGACGAGCCCGACGAGGCCCAGAGCAATCAGCTGGTCGGAGCAATCTGGAAGATGTTCCGCTCGGCGACGGCAGTCGCAACCGAAGCGCTGCGCGGCGTGCTGCGGGTTGCTACCCAGGCAGAGGTCAACGCCGGAACGCTGGATGACGTGGCCGTCACACCGAAGAAGCTGCGCTGGGGCTTCTCCATTCTGACCGGCGAAAACGGCGGGATTATTTTCCCGAGCTGGCTG